CCGTTTTCATCTTGACGAACTTCTACAGGAGTTTCTGCTGGTAAGTCACTGTACTCAAGTCCTGCTTCTGCTATTGCTTCAGCAGTAACGGCTTCACCATCTGCCGACGTAATTAAAGCCTCTGCAACTAATTCTCGTTCTTCTTGAGTAAACTCCCCATCTTCAGATAGTGTTTCAGCAAGGTTATTTACTTCTTCTAAAGTAATCTCACCATCTGCATCTAATGCTTCTAAAATTTCTTCTGCATCAGACTCTGATAATTCGCCATCACTAGCCAAATCATCTACTATAGACTCTTGGTCTTCTAAGGAGGATTCAGATGAATCATCAGGAGTTAATTCAGGCTCTGGAGCAGGCTCAAGAACGTCTTCTGAATCTTGCTCAGGCTCAGTCTCAGGTTCTGGGTCTGATGGTTGCTCTTCTTCAACAGGAACGTCAGGATCGGTTTCAACAGGCGGTTCAACAGGTTCAGGTTGAGAATCAGGAACTTCTACAAAGACTGGCTCTGGTTGAGGCTGAGGAGAAGGTTGAGGTTCTGGAACCACCTCAAATTCGGGAAGCAGACTGATTGCAGCAGTTAACTCCGCTGCTTTAATATTTAAATTTGATTCAAGAGTTGTTTTGGTTGCTATTGCGGCATTTATAGTGTTAGTTAATGATGTTGTATTAATACTGTTTATATTAGATGTATTAAGTGTGTTTTGAGCAACAACTGGACTAAGACTTTGGTTTAATTGAAAAATAGTTGCATTTGCTGCATCTACTGCTGCTTGTATTCCTGCTATGTTGTTATTAACAATAGGAGTAAATTCTGGTCCTTGACTTATTTGCCCAGCAAAACTAGCGCCAACATTAGTGTCTGTAATTTCTGTAATTGCTCCACCAGTAGTTTCTCTGTAGTTAAATCTAGCCCCATTAGGAATTGGTCCAACTGCTGATACTGTTGCATTCCATGCTCCATTTACTGGGTTTACATCAGCATTAAATCTAACTTGAACCATTTGGGTAGAAGCGTCTTGTTGTGGAAAGGGTCTTAAATCCCATGCAATGTCTAACGTAGATTCTGTTGTTGCATATGTAATTCCAGTTCCTGTACTCCAAGTAGTCCAATCCCAACCAGCAATAGATACCGAAGGTGCTCCTGGAGTATCCCAAAAAACATGCCCCTCATTATTTCCAAATGTAATAGTTGCATTTGATCCTACATAAACATTGTCATATAAAACTCCACCCATTAATAAATCAAAAGGAAGATTCATCAGTACACCAGCATCATCTACACCAGCCAAAACATTAGTGCTTGTACCAATGGTTGCTTGTAAGTTATTCACAGCAGTTTGAGCCGCATCAATAGCAAGATTGGCTTGAGTTAACTCTGTTTGAGCAGTTGATTGCGCTGTAACTGCTTCTGTTTTAGCAGTGGAAACTTGAGAAACTTCGGTTTGAGCCTGAGATATTTCGGTTGTTAAAGTTGTTACAGCAGTAGTTGCATTTATTACAGATGTTTTAGCATCAACAATTACTTCAGAACTTTGAGTTAATTCTGTTGTTTCTGGATCAATAGCAAGCACTGTAGTTGTTACAGATTCAACAACTGATACTTTGTCTTGCACTTCTGTAATTGCTGATGCAATATCTGAAACTGCAGCCTGTGCTTGAGTTAACTCTGTCTGTGCCTGAGAGACTTCTACAGCAGCATTGGCTGTGGCATCGATAGCCTGTTGTACTTCGGTCGTTGCAGTTGATAAGGCTGTATTTACCGCTTGTTGTGCAGGACTAACTATTACTTGTTCTTGATTTTCATTTGCATAGACATCTTGAGACATGCCAAATACAAGAAAGAGAGTAACAACTCCCCCACATAGAATAAGTCTTCCAGTATTACGTACTACAGATAGTGCTGCGAATGGACGCAGTTTTGTCAATTATTCCCCTCGGAATGTTAAAGCCCAACTATATTATAGCGGCTTCCAATTTCTATTTATGATTAACTTACTTGCATTGTTTTGAGAGTTAACAGACTCTCCTTGTACACCTTTTCCAGGTGATGCCCAAGTAACAACACTTGGATTTGCTTTTGATTTATAACCTAGATTTGTATTAAATAAGAATTCTTGTTTTCTAGTTTTACGATTTGGATTTATAGTTAATGGTTTACGGTTTAATTGAGCCATTAATCTAACCCTCCAACAAATCCTGCTGCAGTTCCGCCATTTCCTAATCCATTTATAATAGATGCTGACTTTCCACTTTTATTTTGGGCTTGTTTTCTACGTGGAATAGTATTTTCACGAGGATCTGTACCAGAACTCATTGCACCAGTCATGTAAGGATAGTTAACAAAATTAAATCCTGCTCCTGAATAACCTGATTCACGTTTGCGGCCAAATCTACGACGCTGTCTTTCTTCTGCATTTTCTGCACTATTGAATTGGGAGGATAAATTACTTGCCATTTGACTCACTCCATATCTTCCATATGTACCACCTGGTCCACCAAATATACCTTTACCAGTTCGGTAAAAATCACTGCCTGCCATAGTTAAACACTCCATTAGGATCAAATACTTGAAGTGAGTTTAAAACTAATTTGTTACCTGTCTTTCGTGCATGGTGTCCACAAAAGTATAATTCGCCATTTGCTAGTGTCGCTCTAACCATTGCTTGGGCGCCACATTTGTCACAGCGCTCTGTAACTGCAATAGGTCTTTGAGTATCTAAAGCGATTGACATAGGTTAATTTTGCCTTCTTTATCAGTTACTGTATGCTCATACCATAAGGAGTCATTATGCCAGTATACCAGTACACCTGCGTAAGTTGTGATATCGATTATGAAAGAGAGCGTAGCATCAATGATCCAGAAACAAAGTATTTCTGTGAAGAATGTGGCTACGCTCTAATTAGAGTGTACTCTCCTGTTACAGCCGTCTTTAAAGGCGGCGGTTTTTACAAGACAGATAATCGTTAGTTGTAGTTAGGGTCATCTAAATCTGCTGCAGGAATTTCTTCCGCAACTGTTTTAACTTCAGCAACACTAGGGGTAACTTCAGTAACAATATCATTTACAGGAGTAGCCACTGCATTAGAGTTACTACTACCGATAAGAAGACCAGCCAGTGTTCCTGTAATAAAGGTTGCTACACTGCCTAACACATTAAAGAACATCTTATCATTTTCAGATTGTCCATTAATTGGTTGTGTAACAAATATAAGGGCATACATAATTCCAACAGCGGTTATAAACAAAATTGAACCTAATGTAATACCTAATATAAATTTTAATCTTGCATCTAAATCTTGAGGTGTTAATTTTTCTTTAGCCATTTTGTGTTCCTTCTGTTTCTTCTCGACCAACTAGATCTTCTGGACATGCCCCGTTGGCTGTACAGATTGGTGGCTTGCACTCTGCATTTTCCCAATTTGCAGGATCTTGACAAGGATACCTGAAGTGCCCATCATAACCACAACTTGAAAGAAGGGCGGCCAGAATCATCGTAAAGAATACTTTTTTTAACATAGACCAATTATCAGTCCTGTTGGATACCTAGTCTTTCTAAATACATCTCTTTTTCGCTCATTAGGTACTCTTCAATGCGATTATATTGAATTTGGGTCTGTTCTTCAGTTGCTTTTATTTGTTCTTCAGTCATTTCTCCACTTAGTTCTTTAAAGGTTTCAACGGCAAGGTCTAATTGATTTTTAATTAGGGCTGATCGTAATTGAGCCTGATTCCAAAGAAACTCAGCATGCTCAATCTTTCTCTGTTTTTTCTTATCTTGAGTTTTAGACATTCCTAAATCCTACCATAATTTTATAAGAGCAGTTTTTGCGTCCTCATACTCAGGAGGCTCATATTAAGTTGTTACTGTAGAGTAACTTACTTAACATGTGGTTTACATCACAAAAGTTACTTATATTGTTCTTTTTCTATGTATGGACCTGAAGTAAAGGCTGTAAGTTTTGCAGCAATCTCCATAGCCTTCATCGGCTTGGCACCAGCGTGCAGAGCACCTAACGCATAACTGGCTCCAGAACCAACAGCATAGGCTCCATCCATACTCCTCATTACAGCCAGATCCTGATCGACATCAAACAGTTCACCACCAACAGCCATCAAGAATTGGAATCGTAATCCTTCTTTAGATTTATCGTGGTCCTCATTAAAGTCATATCCATTTTCAGTTAAACATTTTCTAAGGGAAGGCATAGCCTTTGCAATCATGAAGTGGTAGACATCTTTAGAATCTTTAGCAGTTAACTTTGGTGGATTCCAAATATGTTGAGCAATATCGCAAGGAGACACTTCTCCAGAGCCAGCAATTATAAAATCACCACGTTCAGTAATTTTTGCCATTTGTGGATGTCTGTAGATACGACCACCATCATCTGTTACTTGATTATCTGCAAGTAAAACACAACGATCTTCGTATTGAACTCCAATGATTGTTGTCATGACATCCCTTCAGTAGAAAGCCCCCTAAGAATACCAGAAGGTTCTTAGAGGGCTATGGGGGTAAAATGTCCAGTTTATAGGAGTTTGACCAGTTCTGCCCAGGTCTTGGGGCCAACAATTCCGTTAGAGTCCAAAATGTCGTGATTGTCTTGGAATGCAATTACAGCCTTCTTTGTAATTGGACCATAATCTCCGTCGGCTACTAACCCAAGCGCACGTTGAACAACTTTAACGTTATTTCCTTTACTTCCAGGTTTGATAGTTCCTGGGAAGATCGGTGTTTCTGAAACAGGGATGCTTGCTTCAACTTCGTTACCAACATAGTTGGGGCGACCAAATCCAACAACAGATACCATGACCTTCTTCTTATTGGATATGTAGCCACGAACTTTTTTACAAACTTCGCCACCATTACGTTGATCACCTTTTGCAGTTCCTGCAGTATTGCCCTCAATGCAGGTGACTGTTCCATCTCCATTATTCGATACAACAATACCTACGTGAGAAATTCTATCTACACCATCTCCTGGAAAATCAAAATAGGCTATGTCTCCTGGTTTTGGAGAGGCATCTTTTGCATCTACCCAGGTGCCCATCTTTCTAAACGCAGTTGCACCAGCCACAGTTGAGACAGTGTTAGGAACCTTTACACCTGCTTGATTAGCACACCACATAACAAAAGATCCACACCAAGGCAAGAAATCAGCCTTAGTAAATTTTCCGTACTTAGTCTGGTTATCTTTTGGACCCTCAATAGTACCAACTTCTTTTTCTGCAACCTCAATAATTGCTGCTGCTGTGCCTTTTTCTGCCATGTCTAATCCTTACTCTGGAATTGTGTCATTAAATTTATCTAAGGGAATCCGCCAAGAATTCTCTGGAGGGTAATGATACTCGTCCTTTGTGCATTCCTCAACGGGAAGCCATCCATAAACTTCAACCTCTGAGTAATAATCACGGTCTAATACTCTGGCTCCTACAAGAACCACCCCTGGTCTGATGTCCTTGGGAAATACTGGGATTTCATCTTTAGTTCTTACAGACTTTACTTCATATACTGGCATTACATCTGGAAAATCTTTTCGGAAGGAATGTTCTTCATTAGTATAGAAAGGAAATACAAAAGGCTGCTTATATAATTTGGCCACAGCGTACTCAGCAACAATAGTCCTTACATTTGCCGCAATTTCTGGCTCTAGGTACTTCTTATTGTCACCCGCATAGTTAGGTCGATCAATACTTCCAAACTTAATCATCCATCGGTTTAATGCAATATCTGCACATGCACGAACTTCTTCTTTTGATAAGTTAACAATTTTACTCATATTGGTTATTCTTTAATACTTCACGTTTTTGATGAAGGTAATCGCCCGTAAATTTAGTAGCAACCCGTAATTGTTCTGTAAGAAAGCGGGATTCATCTTCTTTTGTTTCATCTCTTACTACATGAGATAATG